TTCGATGAGACCGTGCGCGCGCAAGGCAACCAGTACCGCAGAAATTGCGGCCCGCGCTGGCGCATCAACCACCGGCCCGCCCTGTGGTTCCGCGATGGCCGCGGCGCGTTCGCCTACGACCTGCTGGCCTTCCACTTTCACGCGGCCGTGGATCTCGCCGGTCCGCCATTCGTCCCCGGTGAATAGCGCGAATCCTGCTTCCTCGCCCAGCCACAGCCGCATGCCCTTACGGGGCGCCAGGAAGCGCCAGCCGCCCTCGGTCCAGCCGGCCACTTCGCCGGCATGGCCCAGCCATGCGCTCTCCGGCGTGTCGCCAACGATCCAGCATTGGCCGGGCGCAGGCTCTGCCGGAGGTGCGTTCAGGCCGATGGCCTCGGCACAGGCGTGGCTGAGCAGATCGAGCCCGATGATCGCTTCATTGTGGTACATTTCCTTCTGGGCCTGCCCCGCGTTCAGCAGCGGCAGGCCGAATCGGTCGGTGGTCTCGGTCATGTCTCCCCTCCTTGGATCTTCAAGCTAAGTGTCGCGGCCGGCGAGGGGCCGGCGGTGCCCAATTGCCGGACCTCGATTCCGAGGCCGCTGGTGTCGGTTCCGATGGGCAGCGTCATCTCGGGTGCCAGCGTATCCACCATCCAGCTCGCGCCGCTCACGGGGATGAGGGTGACTCGGTAGCGCTCCCCCTCCGGTGCGGGGGCAACATCGACATGATCTTGCCAGAACCAATCGGTTCGGCTGCGTCGCGCCCAGCGTAACTGCACCCGGTCCCCGGACAAAGGTTGTGCGGCCAGATGCACCGGCGCGAGCGGCAGCAGGGAGATGCCGTCGACCGTCGCCCGGGCGCCAGCCGGATCGCCGATGTCCGCCGTGCCTTCCGCCAGCAGCTGCACCTCCGTGCCGACTGCAGTGTGGGGCAGGTCGATCATCGCGAGCGTGTCCGGATCGAGCAGCACGAAGCGGTCGCCCGCCGACTGGCTGCCGATCGCATGTTCGGTCCCGCGTCGTCCGCGCCACAGGCCCGAAAGCCGCCAGCGCCGGTCACCCAGAGGTTGGGCATTGGTGAACTGGATGAGCTCGTCCCCCAGCATGGCGAGATTGGCGCCCCGATCGACCTCTGCCGTGTCGGCGTTATCGAGCTGCATTCCGTCGTGCGCCAGCGTGACTTCGACGCTGTTGCGCCGGTCCTCGATCAGCGGCGAGGCCGGGCCGGGCGGAACGCGTATCTCGCCGATCACGGCAATGCCCCGGGTCCCGCCCGTCGCCTGCCAGGAAGTCCCGCCGTCCGTGCTGAGCAACAACGCTGCCCGGCGCCATGCCGGGCCGGCGCCGGCGGCCGCGACCGCCAGCCTGGGCACTGCCGGCGTGATGTCGTCGATCGGCGGTAGCTCGAAGGCGTGGACCATGGTCCGGCCGATCACCGCGTCGTTCGCACTCGACACCCGCCCGCTGGCCGCAGGAATCGGAGCCACCTCGGGCGCCAGCGCGACGCAATCGAGCGAGACGGTCATCGCCTCGAGCTTCCAGCCATGGACCCGCCAGATGCCGGGGCTCCCGGCGATCCGCACCCGCGCGCCAGGCGATAGGGTGAGCGCCTCCCAGCCAAGGTGCACGCTCCGCCGCGTCCGCTCGGTATCGGCGCGCAGCAGCGCTGCCTCGGCCAGCGTCCGCGCACCGCCGGCGTCGATCACCGCGGGCAGCTCGACCCGCCGCTCGCCCGGGCCCCCGCCAAGACTCCCTGCGCGCTGCACGCCGATCTGATAGTCGCGTGCCGGGTCGTAATGGCTGAGCGTCAGCGTCCGCGGCACGCTGCTCGCCGCCGCGATCGAGCGGTTCGCGCGGCCCTTCCCGCCGACGCCGTCATCGCTGACCATGATGGCCTCGCCCGCACCGCGGCGCAGCGCCGGCCCCTCGCCGAACCAGCCGCCGGCAGCATCCGCCAGCAGCTGCGCGACCGCGCCGAGATTCGTCCCCTGCGCCGCGAAGCCTGCCAGCGCCACCGTCGGGTCGCTCGCCTCCACCGCGCCCAGCGCCACCGCGATATCGCCCGCCGGCACCGGCGCGGCATCGGCCTGCACCTCGAAGGTCAGCGACGGTATCCGGTTCCCATAAGGGCCGAGCTCTAGATCCTCGAACACTGCATAGGCGGTGCCGCGATGCGCCGGCGCCAGCCCCGCGCCCTCCGCCGCGATGATCAGCGGGTCCGCCGGCTGGTCCTCGCCGCCCCGGTGCAGCCGGAAACCGGTGCGCGCCTTGAAGTCGCCCGCCGCGCCGCGCAGCAGCTGGCCGTCGGCCCATATCCGGCCCACCCCCAGGATCGGCCGGCCGGAAAGCGCCACCGCCAGGCTGGCCGTATAGCTGTAGGTCGTGCTGCTCGGCTGGCCCTTGCCGCCCGACTGGCGGTTGCGATGCTCGACCAGGTCGGTCGCCCAGATCACCGATCCCGCCACGCGCATCGTGCCGAACAGTTTCGGGATCTGGGTGCCATAGGAAGAGGTCTGCACCTTGAGGTCGCTCAGCCGCGGCCCCTCGCGCCCCTTGCCCCCGCCGAACACCGCATGGTCGACGGCATTGCCGATTTGCGCGCCGATCGCGGCACCCCAGGGCCCGCCGATCAGCCCGCCGGCCACGGTAAGCACCACGGTCGCCATCGCTTATTCCTCCCTTGTTCGCCAGCGGCCGATCACCGGCCAAGGCAGCGGGTCGGGCCGCTCGACCACCCGGCCCAGCATCGCGTCGGCATGGATCAGCCCCGTCCCGCTATCGATGCCGAGATGGATCTGCCCCGCGCCGCTCGCGAGCAGCACCAGATCGCCCGCCTGCCGCCCTTCTCCTTCGACCAGCCCGGCCGCCGCGGCGACCGCCCGCACGCGTGCGACATCGCCGCTCCGCATCGCATAGCCGCCCGGCACCGTTCGGCCATGCGCCCATCCCACCAGCCCGACACAGTCGAGCCCGCCCGCCGGCGTCCGTCCCCTTGGCCGGAAGCGCACCCCGATCGCCGCTCGCGCCCGGGCGACCACCTCCGCGCCGCTCATCCGCCCGGATAGCGGGTCAGCAGGTCGATTCCCGGCAGATAGGGTTCGCCCCGAAAGTTGAGCGCATTGCCGAACCGTCCCGCGCAGGTCGCCAGGGTCCGGTCGCATCCCTCGACCAGCAGCACCCGTCCCACGGCGTCGAAATGCGGCGGCCGGCGCAAGGTCAGCTGCGTTCCCGAGGAGCTGAGAATCCGCGCCTCGAGCCCCGAATTGGCCCCGCTGATCCAGCGCAGCCGCCCCTGGCCATAAGCATTGGCCACCGGCTCCTCGACATCGACCGTCAGCACGGCATCGTCGATCGCCGTCACCATGGCGAAGCGCCTGCGCCCCGCCATCGCCACCCGGCAGCGTCGGTCGCCCAGCTCGGCGCGGCATTCGGCCGAAGTTTCCTCCGCCACCGGCCGATCGAGCATCGCCATCGCGCCGCGCAGCTCGGCGGTGAGCATGCCGTCGCGCGTCTCGAGCGCGCCGATGTTGCCCTCGCCCAGCGCCACCCGGTTTGCGGGATCGGTCCAGTCGCAGGCGAAGATCGCCACCCGCGCCCCGTCCCAGCGCCCGGCGAGCAGGTCCGTCTCGCTGATCGCGTCGCTGGTCAGCGCGCCGGTCACGTCCATGCTCGCCGGCTCCATCCCGGCGCCGCGGGTGATCGCGCTCGGTACCATGCCCGGCGCGGCACGGTGGACCAGCCCGTCCAACATGATGTCCCGGTCATGCGCGGTAAGCCCGATCGTCACGCCGTCGCGCCGTTCGATCCGCCAGCACAGCGCCAGCGTGGTGAGTTCCCCGTCCAGCCAGCTCATTCGCGGATCTCGACCAGGGGCACCGAGGCGAGCGCGCCCGCAAGGAACGTCGCCCGGCTCACGCTCAGCCGGTCCTCGGCGAAGCGCACGGGCACGTCGAACAGGAAGCGTGCGGTCACCGCCACATCCTCGGCAGGCGCCAGGCCCAGCGTCACCACCCCGCCTTCGCCCAGCGTGAAGTCCTCGGTCTCGGCGCCGTCGATCTCGACCACCAGCGTCTGCGCCACCGGCCGGGTGATTCGTCGCACCACGCTGCCATAGCGCCGCACCAGCTGGAAATGCGTGGTCACCCCGTCGCCCACGCCGATCAGCTCATCCAGCGCGAAACAGTCGAACGGATCGCGCAGCCGGAAGCCGCGCGCCGGCCCCATCCGCGCCCGGAAGAAGGCGAGCAGCTCGGCTACGTCCATCTCGGAGCGCAGCCCCGGGCCGATATCATAGGAGGTCCGCGCCTCCGCCCATTCGGCATTGCGCTTCTCGCGCCCGCCCGCGCTGGCCACGATCGAAGTCGAGACCTCGGGCACCACTTCCGCCTCGCGACCCATCGCGAGCGGGAACAGCACGTCGTCGAACGCGTCCACGTCTTCCTCCTGGTCGAAATGCACGAAGCCGTCGCGCAGCACCTGGGGCAGCGCCCAGACAAAGGTGCGTGCCACCCCGCGCCGCCGGGCCCGTCCGGCTGCTGCCGCGACATTGGGCCATTGCCAGCGATCCTCGGGCCGCAGCACGAAGCCGGCGAGATAATGCTGGTCGTCTACCGGATAGCCCAGCCGCGCCTCGATCGCCGCGATCCCTCGCGCGCTCGCCGTCGCGTCGCCCGCCGCCGCCCAGTCATAATCCTCGAGCTGCAGCACGTCGAAGGCCGGTGCCGCCCAGCCGACCGGCACATTGGCCGCGGGCGCGGCCAGGGCGGTCGGCGCATAGACCAGCAGCAGCGTCTCCACCTCGGTATCGACCTCGCGCACCGCATCGCGCAGCGCCAGCGTCGATGCCGCGAGCAGCGCGCCCGCGGCCGTCTCGACATCGCCGGCGCCCGCCAGCGCAGCCTGGGCGACCGCATCATGGATGCACAGGCTGCCGTCGGGCAGCGTCCACCACCAGGGCTCGCCGATCTGGAAGCGCACTCGCAACCCCGCATCGCGCGCGATCCCGGCAAACTCGCGTGCCACCGCGCGCAGATAGGCCATCGCTCCGCCATGCGCGGGCGAGAGCAGGGTGGAGGGCGGATCCCAGCCGGTCAGCGCTGGCGCCCCGTCCGCCGCGCGCTGCTTCCAGTCGCCCCAGACATGCTGGTCGAGCAGCTCATAGGAAAGCGAAAGGATCAGCTCGTAGCCGCGCAGCCTGGCCCGCGTCGCGAAATCGGCATGCCAGGCCCGACACGCCACGTTCAGCGCCGTCGCACCCAGGCTCACATAATGGCCGCCCGAGCTGGCCTCGAGCCGGAAATAATGGCTCATTCCGACATAGTGCAGGATCGCCCCGCGCCAGCCGAGCTGGACGATGTTGCGCAGCAGCCGCTCGGGCGTCAGGTGATAATTGTCGTCATAGCCATTGGCGATGCTCAGCCCGTGTTCGGGCACGATCACGTCGCCCACCGCCAGCACTGCCCCCGGCCCCTCGCAGGCTATCGCGCTGAGCTCGACCCAGCCTTCGGCCGGCGCGGTCAGGTCGGCGTCCGCCTCGGTATAGCCCGGCGCCACCAGCGAGACGAACATCCGGTCGACATCGCCGGCCCAGACCGGGTCGGCCTCGTCGGGCAGCAGATACCCGCCCTGCACGGTCGCGAAGTCGATCGAGACCAGCGCATCCTCCGCCGTCCCGTTCGCATAGTTCCACAGCCGGACATACCAGGCACGCGGAGTGCCCGCGGCGTCGCGTCCCTCGATCGTCAGCACCGGGCCATGGACCGCATCGAGCGGCTTCACACCCGAGGAGCGCCAACGGAACTTCAGCCGGCAGCCACGAAAGTCCCGCTCGGTCGCGTAGCGCAGCAGCGGGTGGTCGTGCCGGTCCTCGGCTTCCCAGATCAGCCCGGCAAGATCGTCCTGGCGATAGAAGACCGCATCCACCCGCAGCGCATCGGGCGCGGTACTGGTCACCGCCGCCATCATCGGACGGGGAAAGTTGACCGTCCAGTACGCAGGGTCGAAGCGCGAGAGCACGCCCTCGGCCTGCCCGCGACGCATATCGGCGAGCCAATGGGCCATGTTGCTTCTCTCCTTTCCGGTGTGGCAGGCTGCCCGCATGACTGCAGAGCAGATGCTCGAATGGACCCATCCCGATGGCATGCACCGCGTGATCCTCGAGCGCGTGGCCGAGGATCGCTTTCGTTACGTCGTCTTCGAGCTGGTCCAGGATGAAGATTTTGGGAGCAGCTACGAATATTGGCGCTCCGATTATCCAGCGTCGGGCCTTTATGCCTCGGCCCTTGATGCCCAGGATGACGCGGCGAACCGGCTGCCCTGGCTGCGCGATCTGCTCGACGGCATGGCCGCGCAACACTGAAGCTGCCGCTCCGAAATCTGGACGGCTCGCTTCCCTGTGCTAAGCCGCCAGCATGTGGTTCTTTCTGATCCTGCCCGGCATCTTCCTGTTGCTGTTGGGGCGCGTGGCCTGGTTGCAGAAGCGGTTGCGCGATGCAGTTGCCGAGCGGCACCCGGGTGCGCTGCAGGTGATCGACAGCATGACCCGCAGCCTTCCGCGAGGCGCTCGCGCGCTCGATCGGCACACACGCTACCGGATGCTGCGGGATCCCGAGATTGACCGGCACATCCGTGGCCTCGATCGGATGCAGATCTTGCTGCAATATGGCCTGCTCGCCTTCTTCGCGCTGATCCTGATACTCGCCCTGTTCAGCGCACCGCGCCGCTAGCGGTCCCCCTTCACTCCGCCGCCAGCGCGGCTTTCACTGCCCGCGCTACCTGCCGGCTCGATTGGGCCAGCGCGCGAGGCGTAGCGTCTGCGCTGGCGTTCACCGTGATCGCCACCCGCACGTCGCGTCCGCCATTCGCCGCGGGCGCCGCCACGCTGCCCGCACTTGCCGGCACGAACAGTTCGGGACCGCGCTCGCCCACCCAATAGGGTTTGCCAGGGCTCACCGGTCCGCCGGTCGCGCGGCCCGGGGCGCCCAGCAACGACATCACGATGTTGCTCAGTGATCCGGCGCCCGATCCGCCGCCCAGCGAACCGATGGCAGTGCCAAGCGCCGCGCGGGCGATCTCGTCCATCACGCCCAGGGCGATACGCTTCAGATCGTCGAACCCGAACTTGCCGGTGCGCACCGCGCGCAGCAGCGCATGCTCGATCGCCCTCCCGGCCCGGTCGGCGCCGGCGCCCAGCGGACCTTCCAGTCCGGCGCGCATTTCCTCCACGTCGCGGGCAAAGGCGCGGGTATCGGCGCGCACGCTGACGATCAGCCGCTCGATCTCTTCTTCATCCATCGGGAAATTGCTCCTTGAGCCGGTCGAGCGTGCCCTGGTCGGGCGGCAGCTCCGCCTCGCCGCGGATCGCATCGAGCAGCGCCCCCAGCTCGGCCGGGGTCGCCGCCCAGAAATCGGCGGGCTTCCAGCCGAACATCGCCCCCGCCGCGCCGGCCAGACGACGGGCATTTTCGGCGAAAGCCCTGTCCTGCGCTTGTCGAAGGGGAGTCATCGTCCGGCCAGGATCTGGCCGATCAGCACGCGCAGGGCAGGGGTCAGCGCCTTGAGGCCGGCCGCCACCAGCGCCTCGCCGAATGCCGCCCGGTCCATTGCCGGCGGTTCCTTCAGGCAGTGCCAGAACAGTCCGGCGATCTCGGCGATGCCGAGCCTGCCCGAAGCCGCGCGCTCGACCAGCTCGAACAGCGGACCAAGCTCCGCCTCGGCAGCGACCAGCGCCTGGAAGCTCGGGCGCAGCATGTGGAGCGTGCCGTCCAACGTGAGCGCCGCCTCGCCCCGCTCAGGGTTGGCCGTGCCACTCATGCCGACACCACCGGGCCGGAGCTTTCCAGGCTCAGCGTATAGCTGCGCTCGCCGTTGAAATCGCCGGCATAGTCGAGCCTGGTGACCAGGAAGCGGCCGGTCATCGTCTCGCCGCTCTCGAAGCTCAGCCGGTAGTCGTCGAGCACGCCCGAGAGCGCGTTCGCCTTGAGCCGCGCCTCGGCCGCCGATCCGGTGAACACGCCGGCGCCCGACACGCTCACCGATCGCACGCCCGCGCCGGAGAGCAGCTCGCGCCACCCGCCGCTGTCCTTGGTGGTGATCGCCACCATCTCGCCATTGACGCTCAGCTGCGTCGTGCGCAGTCCCGCCACGGTCGCATAGACCAGCGGCACCGCGCCATTCCCCACCTTGAGCAGGAACGCGCTGCCCTTCTCTGCTGCCATTTGCCTCTCCTCTCAGAGTTCGCTGCGGAGCATCCGCACGCGGAATTCGCTCACCGATTGCCAGCGCGCCGTGCCGTCGCGGCTGATCCGCGCGCGCAGCAGCACCAGGCTGGCGATCGCCCATCCCTCGCCGAGCAGCCTCGGCATCGTCTCGATCGCTGCCTCGGCCTCGCCGGCGAGAGTACGCAGCCGTGCCGGCCGCTCCCCGGCGTCGAACAGGGTGACGGCGAAGCGCCCTTCGCGCCCGGCCATGTCCTTGGTGCTCCAGTCGGAAAGCCACGCCTCCTCGACCAGCGCATAGGGCCGCGCGGCGCGCACCGGCGGCGCGTCGAACACCGCGGTCAGCTCGAGCCCCGTCAGCGCCTCGACCAGCGCCGCCTGCAGCACTGCCTGCACGCTCATCGCAGCAGCCCTCCGATCCAGCGCAGCCGCTCGCGCAGACCGCGGCCTTCGATCGCCACGCCGTCGCCGCGTTCCTCGACCCGCGCGTCGGGCACGGCGGCGCGCACCGCCGCGGCGATCCGGGCGATCGCCCGCTCCACCGCGCTCATGCCGCCAGCCGCACACGGCGCCACGGCCGCCATAGCGCGCTCACCGCCGCCGGCGGCGCCGCGCCGCTCTCCCGGTGGTCGAACAGATGTGCGACGAGGAGCACCACCCCCGTCGCGATGGGCGGCGGCAGCTCGCTCCAGCCCGCCGCCGCCCCCGCGCGGTAGCCGACGGTCGCCCGCCCGCTCGCGCGCACCCAGCCCAGCCCCTGGGTGTCGATGTCGATCACCACGTCGAGCCCCGCGTCGATCGCCGTCACCGGCACCGCGGTGAGCGCCGTCCAGCGCCCCTTGCTCTCGACCGTCTCGCTGAAGTCCCGCGCGATCAGCGCGGTCCCGGTGAACCGCTCGGCCAGCGCCAGCGCGGTCCCGGCCAGCGTCTCGATCAGCGCATCCTCGCTCGCCCCCGCGATCCTGAGATGCGCCTTGGCAGCCTCGCGCGCGGCCTCGACCACCGCGCCCGGAAAAGGCGGAAAATCCATATCGCCTCCGCATGCATAGAGGATGGGGCCGCCCTCCCCGGCGCGGCCCCCGGAAGGATCAGGCCGCGAACTTCAGCAGCTTGATCGCCTCCGAATTGCTCACCATCCCGCCGACCCGCTTGGTCGCGTAGAAATGGACGAACGGCTTGTTGCTGTACGGATCGCGCAGGATCTGCGTCTCGCCGCGCTCGGCGATCAGATAGCCCGCCTGGAAATTGCCGAAGGCGATCGACAGGCTGTTCGCCGCAATGTCGGGCATGTCC